ACGATAGTTATTGTCCTTACTTATATTGCAGTAAGGGTACATATTGAATACTTTACCATCACGTACTTTGGATAAACTAGCGTACTCGGATGCGGCAGCAAGTACGGTTGAACCAAATTCTTTTCCTAATAGTTTTCTTAAGTTTGCCATATGTTTATCCTACGCTTTACAGTACCAAGTAATTTTAATCTGACCTGATGAGCCAGAATAACCACAACAGCAACCCCCGCCGAATGCAGAACCAGACATAGCGCCCATACCAGGAACACCAAGAGAATCACAACCGGAAGCAATACCTCCATTATTAGAAGCAACCCACTGTGCTTCACGTTGTCCGCAGGTACTCATAGATTCCATTCTATGAATCGAGAATGATCCCATTTTAGAATCATGTCCTGCTGGGAATGGGGTTTGGTGCTTCATAGCACACCAAGTTCCTGCATCACAACAGTCCATCTGGTTGTAACCCATTACGTTACCCCAGAAATATCTTCCGTTATCTTCGCAATTTTTACGAGTAGCGCGATTATTGTCAGGAGGTACTGGAGCAGCTGTCTGCCAACGCGCCGACGCGTCACCAGTCAACCATCCTTCTCTATGACGACAACCCCAGTAACCACTGTATGCTCCATTACAGCAGGAACACGAAACACAGCCACCGCAAGCACAGAAGTTAGATAATCCAGGACCCTCTACCCAAGTCTTGCAACCATCGAAACCACCATTGCCAGGATTCCTACATGTTGCAGGAGCAACACAGAAAATATAGCAACAATTATCAAGATCATTAACACCTTGAGTTGAAGCACATACTGTAAATTGGTGATATTGACCGGAGTGTGATGGAACTCCTACCATACAGCAGCAACCACCGCCGCCGCCTCCACCGCCGCCCCAAATTTCAAACTTTACTTTTTCTACACAGCAGGTAGGTACACACCAATGATAGTCTTGATACAAATAACTAAATTGTACATCACTATGACACTTACAGTGGTGTTGTCCTCTATAAATGATAGAGTGACTTTGCTGTTCTCCGTAGTAAGTAGATACGGGAATGCCCTCGGTTGTGGCAACATCTAAAAGATCTCTTAAACTTGACATTGGATTATCCCTCCGCTAGTGTTAATATTAGTTAGAGAGAATCGACCAACCGTAAGTAGAACCTGTGTAGATTAATTCAAGAGATGCATTCTTAATATCAAAATCCAGGTCTTCTGCCAAGTTAGCAATCTTATTGCCGTTTCGAGCAACGATTACTTTTGTTGTACCACACTGTCCGGCAACGTCAACTAAATTGACGCGATCTGCCGGACGAGGGTTTGCTGGCAGTGTTACGGTTAAAATTGTTCCAGCAGTAGTATCAAGCAGTAAAATTTCGCCAGACAGAATACTGTGATCTGCTGTAATTGTTACTGTTGCTCTGGATTCCGTTACTTGTGATAGGTTACGTCCCATTTTCCTTATGACTCCGTTGTATTATTTATGAAACGTGATTTTTATTGGGCTTCTTCTACGCCGTAAACAGAAACGCTTACGTTTGCTGTATTAGAAAATGCGACAAGATTTTTTGCTGCTTGTAACGCAATACCAGTTCTTTCTAAAACACCGTAACCTGCAATCTCTGCATTGTACTCGATGTATTCTGCTGCTGTTGGTGTTCCAGTAGCAGAAAGAGCGATACGAACTGTTACTGGAGTAGCGTTCGTATTCACAACGTTAAAGTTTACATACGAAACCGTAGTTGCAGGAACCGTATAAATTGTCGTTAAAGTGTTTGCTGATAGTGAGGATTGTGTCCCCAAGATTCCAGAAGCCATGTTGATCTCCGTGTATATCTATGAAGTATGATTGTTTAGTTTTATTTATAAAGTGGGGATCACATTGCGCCCGCCCAGAAAGTAAATCCTTTGGATTTAGTTTTATCATCAACATATGCCTTGGTCGCTTTCTGTGTCGCAACTTTAGAGTTGCTGTCGGCAGAAAGTGTGACATCACTTGAGAACTCACTAATTGATTCTCCAATTTGAGCACCAATAGAACCAAGTCTCAATGAAGTAAGACCAGACAGATCGAAAGATGATGCATTCAATGTTGTACTACCAGTTGCCTGGTTAACTTTGAAGTAACGACCAACGGTAAAGTTACCATCTTGGTCAGTTGAAACATAGAATACACGACCTGGGAAATCTTCAGTAACCTCATTACCTTGAGCGTTATCAACTAACGGCAAACCAGGGAAATTGGTTTGTGCTTTGCTACCAGTACCAATGTTCAAGAAGTCGTGACCAGTTAGACGTACCTGTGAATACAGATATCTGATCTTCATTGATTGGCGATCATAAGTATCTACTCCTTTCGTTTCTGCAAGAACAATGGTAGTTACACCAGTTGTAATTGTATCGGAAGCAGTGACGATCATAAATTCGCTACCAATTCTGATGTAATCAGTAACTAATGTTCCTGTGTTAGACAAGACAAGAATAGTAGTTTCTGATGCATCAAGATCTCTTCGTGTAGTAGTTTGTGTAGGAACTTTGATTTGCAAAGCCTTAATAGTAACACCACTGTTGTGAAGTGTTGCTGTTGTACCTTCAACTCCGCGAAGAACTTCGACTGAAGTTGCTGTTGGGAATGAAACTACTTCCATCATCTCATCACCGATGATGATGTAACCACCCGTATTGATTCCTGTAATAGAACCAACTTGAATTGTGGTTTCAACATCAGATGAGATAGCACTAGATAATGTAGTAGTATTACCATTAGTTTGATATCTAATGATAGTACTCAATCCCTCATGAGTTGCTGGTGTAGATGCTAATGCTCCTCTAGTTACTACCAATTCTCCTTCTCCTCTTGGAGGATTGTATGAAGAATTAGCAATTACATATGTAAATGAGTCTGCTCCGATATTACCAGGACCAGTTACAAATTCAATAGAACCACCAGATTTTGGAGCAGCAGTTAATCCACCCAATACGTAAGTAAATCCACTGACACCTTTTGATGCATCTGAATTATTTAATAATGTTGCGGTGCATCCTGATGTACCACCAGTAACTACTTCATTCTGTACAAAAGATCCTTTAAGCGGACGATACAGAATTTTATTTGCAGAAGGTTGGAAACTAGTAATCTCTCCAACTGCACCCGATGTACCACCAGTAATTACTTCTGCAGTTTCAAATGGGTTGCCGGTAGAAAGCGATGGAACAAGATAGTTAAGTTCTAAACCATCAATGAAACCATCGGTAGTTGCTTCAGACTGGTTGAAACCAGAAGAAATAATACCGTAAACACCCCAAGAAGAGTTACCTGCAAGTGATCTGATAGCACCACCGCGAGTAGCAACATAAGATGCGTGAGCATAGTATGTGAAACTTGAAACAATTTCTGAATTACCATTGTTTGTAACCCAGAAACCTACACCACCAGTAATGAAAATTTGTGTAAAGGAGTCAAACAACATTGATTTGTTTGACGGAGTTGCTGTACCATCATACTTTTCGTGAACAGCACCATCAACAATAGCACCAACACCAGTGTCAGAGAAAGACGAACACTGTGAAATGTATGGAGATTTGGTAGTTGGTGAGTTAGGATTCAAGCGTAAGAACACACCACTAATAGTTGCAGTGTTAAGATCTTTAGGATCTGATCCAGAAGGAATAAATCCATTCATACCATCCATAACAAGATCTTTGAGCATACATTTGTTGCTCAAGTAGAACATCGTTGCGTTCTCGTTATTAACCATAGCAACGGTGTTGATAACAACATCAGCAGCACCATTTTCAAAGGTGTCAGAGTTAGTCCAATTACCACCAGTTACTGGGAGAATATCAATAGTTCCGCCACCATCACGGACATCCATGATTAACGCGGTCTTGTTAGCAGTACCATTAGTACAAGTTTCTCCAGGAATAAGATTCGCTGCTTGAGGAACTTGATCTAATGTCAGGCGATTGATAGAACTAGCATTGCCTGTATCTGGTTTGATAACAGAAGTTCTCATGTTATCACCAACAATTGAAATGTTCTCGGGAACAATCATTGGTAGAGTTTCTAAATACGTTCCTGCTTTGACGTAGATAGTTGCTGGTCCAGTAATATTATCTACTGCATGACGCAAAGTGAGCCACGATTTAGAAATATTTTCTCCGGTATTTGAGTCACTACCATCAGTAGTAACATAGTAAACAGGATCTGTTGTATTATTCTTTTCCCATGCTGGGAAACCATTGGTATCAACCGTTAATACTTCGCCATAATTTCCAATGGGTAGTCTTGCAGAACCAGATCCGGAGATATACAGAATATCACCAGCGTCAGTCAAGACGTTAGATTGAGCACCTTGAGTTAAAGAGTTCCAATAATCTCCATTTGCATCAGTTTCTGGTTGATTGCCCAGTGATTCTGCTACACAGATGTAAGAGTTGGATGCTCTAGAAACGGTATCTCCAGGATAGTATGTCGTTCCTCCTGACCAAACTCCTTGCCATGTGAAACCACCAACAACGAAGTCCCAATCAGCAGAACCAGATGCTGGTGTAGAGTTGGTATTAGTTGTTTTAGCAACGTATGAGTTACCACCAAGTAGTACAACATCACCAGGCTTGTATGGTGTGCCGCTAGCCCAATTACCAACAACTTTAAAACCAGTTGCTAAAATTTCCCAATCGATATCTAGACTGGTGTTGGGGGGTATACTATTGCTAGTTGTAATAGCAACGTAACTATAACCACCAAACTGTACAATGTCTCCTGCTTGATACTCTGTAGCGGTGACCCAAGTATCTTCAAACTTCAGACCATTTGCATACGAAACAAAATTTGCCGTATCAAAAGTTGCACTTGAAGTATGTGGAACAGTTACCCTGTACTGATCATTGCCATACTTGACAATATCATTTGTCTTATAGAAGGTTGCTGTTACCCAATCACCTCTGAAGAAAAGACCTTCGGTATGAAGTTGCCATCTAGATCCATCACTGCCATACCATTGTGCCTCGTTCGATGCCGAAGTGTGGTTGGAAATACAAACAAAAGTATTTGCACCAAACTTTACGATATCATCGATAACGTATGCAGTGGCAACGGTCCAGTCACCCCTCCAATTAAACTTAAGTCTGCCTAATCTGAAATCTGCCATGTTATTTTCCTAAATTACTTGGGTCCCTCTGTTGTATAATCATAAGCTTCGTTGAATCGTGCAACAAAGTATCCATCACTATCAATAAAGTAGCTAATCTTGCGACTATCAAATCTATACTGTTGATATTTATCTTGCGGATGATTAGTATAGGATTTTTCTTCAGTTGTTTCTTCTACATAATCAGAAACCCCGGTACTTATATCTAAATATGGGGTTCCGTCTAGTCTATAAAAAGACGCAACTTCATCATCAATACTTCTAATCTTCGTATAATTTAGCATACCATCAGCATCTCTATAGAGACCATGGATAGTAAAATCATTCCCTAGAGTATAGTTATTTGAAGAGAAGGAAGATCCTCCCCCAGATGAATTACTATAACTGTCACTAATGAACATTGTCATACGATTACCCTCCAGTAATTACCGTCCCAAATTAGTTGTACTCTCGCTCCTTTCAAGTCGAATACTAAAGGACTGGAAATAACTCCAAGTGTATTTTGGAATTGTCTTCCGTCTGGATCGATTATTGTAACATTATTTATATCCCATGTGAAGTTGATGTCAATGAATTCCATTGCATCCCCTGCTTTAGGGACTAACTTATTATTGTAAAGTGGTAAAGTTAATGTTATAGGACCAGCAGAGGAATCTACTAGATACCTCAAACTTGTTCCAAGGGTTACACTAGTATTTAAATACTCCCATCTAGCACGAAAAACATCAAAACCGCCAGTTGTATTTCCGTCATGAATGACGGCCATATTCTTGTCGGTATCAATCGTTAACTCACCGACCGCCCCAGTAAACAACGCATGTTCGGCGGTAGTACCTCTCCTAAATTGTACCTGGGTTGTCATCTAAATTAATTTTAGGATATCAGCTTATATTTATACTATCAAATAATCCATCCATAAGTTCTTGCAGGTGCAACCTGAATTCTTGCGGTGATTGCTTTACCTTCCAGATAGATATGTACGTCTGGAACGTGTGCAAGAATTGCTTGGACTCTCGCTTTTCCATAAACACGAACACCACCAGAACCAAAGATACGGAGTGAAATACCAATAATGGTATCTCCATTGACTTTGATCTGACCAGATCCTTCGTAACTAAAGGAACGAAGAACTTTCGCTTCGCCATCGGTTGTAATTTCTGTTCCTTCTTCTGGTGGGTTGACAGTTGTTCTCTCGTCTGCAATACCCGAGAGTTGAATTTCTGTCTGACCAAAGTAAGGTGCTTTGTTGAAAGACTCTTGTGCTTCTCCAGAAATCTTGATCTCTGCTTCGCCAACATATGCCTTGGTGATAGCAGGTTTGACCTGACCGAGGAAGTCGAAGATTGCGACGTTCTCGTAAGTAATTGTTCTGGATTCTGCTGCTCCACCAAATATTGGTAGGTTTCCGAAACCTTGGTATGCTCTTGCTCTTGGAGTAGCAGCAACACCAGAGAGATTGACATCTGCGAAGAGACTTGGTACATAAGCAACTCTTTCCGCAGCACCGGAGAACGAGAATATAGAACCGAAGAATTCTTCTCTTCTTGTAATAGATTCTTCTGCAGTTCCAGAAAGAGAGAACAGAACTTGTTCGCCAACATAGTCGTATGCAACTGCTTCTTGAGAAGATACAAATCCGAAGAGGTTACCGTCGCCAACATGAGAAAGAGTGATAACAACTCTTGCTTCGCCGCTGATATCGTAAAGACCCTCGGTTGGAGGAGAAACTGCTCTGGACTCTGATGCACCGCCAATTGCATAAAGATCGCCAGTTCCAACATAAGAACGTGTAACCTTCTGAATCGCAAGACCAGTTGCAGAGAATAAAAGTTGTCTCTCCAGTGGATTGACCGTGATAGACTCGGCAGCACCAGAGAATGAACCAATAAGAATCTGACCGATATAATCTCTTGTAGATCTCTCGACGCCAATACCACTGATAGTTACTGTGCCTTCTCCAGGAGCAGGAGATGCAACAATCTTTATACTTACTGGTTCTGCAAATAGTGCCAGTTCGACTCTCTTGACTTCCGATACTGCAGAAGCAATAGTTGCGCGACCAGTGAAGGAGAAGAGTGCATCTTTCTCCAGTGGGTTGAACGTGACAGACTCTGCAGCACCAGAGAATGTACCGATAAGGATACGTACAACTTCGTCTCTTGCGACACGCTCGACTGCAGTACCACTGACAGGAATGACACCTTCCACATTCCAGTTCGGAGTGAACCTGATATCTGCTGCTTCTGGGTAGATTCTGATCTGACCAGTACCAACAAACGCATTGGTTCTTCTCTCCGTAGCGATGCCTGTAACATCGAAGAGCAGATCTCTTTCCAGAGGATTGAAGGTAACTGCTTCTGCAGCACCAGACATAGTTGCAATGTTGCCATCGCCAATAAAGTCTCTTGCTCTTGTGGTAGCAGCAACACCACTAATCCTGGATAGAGTCTGTGGTTGCTCTGCAAAGGTGAGTAGTGCTCGACCTGCAGATCCTCTGAATTTGAAGAGAGAACCGAAGAAGATTTCTCTGAATGTTGCTTTCTCTTCTGCGAGACCAGCAACATTGAGATGAGCAGTGAACTCTGGAAGTTTCTTGGTAATAGACTCGGAAGTGACTCCGTTGGAGAAAATAGAACCAGATCCAATAAAGTCTCTTGTTCTGCTAGTGGCAGCAACGCCATTAAGTCTTCCAAGAGTTTGTGGTTCTTCTGCGAATGTGCGAATTGCTGGACCAGAAGTACCATTGAATTTGAAGAGTGAACCAAAGAATATTTCTCTGAAGGTTGCTCTTTCTTCGGCAACGCCAGCAAAATCCAGATGTGCAGTAAATGCCGGAAGTCTCTTGGTAAGAGACTCTGATAACAAACCGCGAGAGAAGATATTACCTTCTCCGTGATATACATTTACATTTGCTACATCAGCAATACCGAATGTTGATATTGTTCCAGATGCAATATTATCAAACGCACTTCTCTCAACGGCAATGCCTGAAAGTACAATACTTCCTTCTGTTTCGTAAGTTCCGAAGGTAAACGATTCTGTCGCTCTTCCGGTGATGGAGAATAGTAAATCTTTCTCCAGAGGATTGAACGTAACAGATTCTGCTGCACCTGACAATGTGGAAATAAATCCAGAACCAATATGATTTGGTGCAAATCTTGAAGTAGATTCTCCGAAGATTGTGGCAGTACCGAACGGTTGTTCTGCAAACGTAAGGATCTCTGGTTCGGTAGTACCAGAAAGTTTTATACGTACAAAACCAGACTCGGCAACTGTAGACTTGATGGTAGCAGTACCAACAAAATCGTAAAGACCATATAGGTCTACTAGTTTTACAGTACTGGATTCTGCAGCACCAGAGAATGTGGAAATAGATCCAGAACCATTCCAGTTCGGTGTGAATGCGTTACTGGATGCTCCAGAAACATAAATCTCTACAACTGGTTGCTCTGCAAACGTTAGAATTTCTGGTTCCGTAGTTCCAGAAATACTTACAATACCTTCGCCAATAGCCGGTGCGTGTGTGAAGGATTCTTGTAGAGAACCATTAAACTCGAAGAGACCTTCACGTTCTGGAGTACGGAACGATACAGATTCTGCTGTTCCGGTAAACGTAAAGAATGTGCCGGATCCGTTGTGTACGTTTGGTAAACGTATAGCAGCTTCACCAGTAATCTTAATCTGTGTCCCTTCGGGATTACCAACATGTAATAGCGAGAAGTTGGTTTTGGTGTCTATGGATGCCAGACCAAGACGTAATTTTCCGAAAGGATAGATTGTTGCACTGTCAAGAATATACTGATAATCATCAGTAATATCTGGAGCATCTTGAACACCGAACAATCCAGAATCTAATGGTTGCTCTAAATGCCTATAGTCGTAATAGTTTGTACCTGTTGATTCAGACTCTGTGAGATCGAGAAGTTTTGTTGTAGCAATAGTCTGGAGTACAACTGTTGAGTGTGTACTGATGATCCAGGAATCAATCGGAGGATCACCGACAAGTCCGTAATCAAGATGTACATACTCATCAATTGATGTACTGTTGTAATGATATACTCTTCTTTCAGTAGCAGTCTGGAAGTTGTATAGAATACCCTTACCAACATTATCGAAGGATGCACTTTCTCGTGCTGTTCCAGAAATTGTAACAGAACCAGATCCATTCCAATTAGGAACGAATGCGATACCTGCAGATCCAACGAATCGGAGATCTGTTGTAATATCTGGTGGGTTGGCACCAACCGATTCGGCAGCACCAGCAACTGCATATAAAGTTCCTGTGGATTGATAACCGTAGGAACGACGCTCATCAGCAGTCTGAATATTGAATAGACTACCTTCTCCAACAAAGCTTCTTGCACGAGGTGTGTCACCTTCGCCACTAACTTCGATTAGGATATTGGCAATCCATCTTGGTTTGGTTCTACCACGACCTTCAACGAATGCAAACAGACTACCAGTTCCGACATGAGTACGTGCTCTGGTTGTTGCTGCTTCACCTTCAACCAGGAAGTCTCCCATTGCGTAACGGGAGATGGATTCCATAATGAATCCATAATCTTCTCGGACAGTCTCTGGAGCATCTACTCCATTGAGAATAATGGCACCATAATCTAGATAAGATCCAGAAGTAGATCCAGATACAACTAGATCAATAATTCTGTCGTCCTTAAGACTCTCAATTGTTTGATTAGCAATCGATTGAAGAGTAATAGATTCAATCGGAATACTAGCAACAGATCCGTAGTTGCGATGTCCGAAGATACTATTAGATGTACTGCTGTAATGATATGTGATCGACTCGTCAGCAGTCTCGAAGTTGAATAGAGTTCCTGATCCTTGCCAAGAATCTGTCTGTCTTTCGACGGATGTACCTGTAAGTGTAGCAACACCACCACCATTCCAGTTAGGTGTGAAGTTGACTTTGGCAGCGCCTGTGAAGGGTAGTAACGCTGTAGTGACTGGATAGTCGGCACCAACCGATTCAGCAGCACCAGAGAAAGCACATAGGGCACCAGAACCACTGTATGCATATGCTCTGCTATCGTCTCCTCTACTGAAGCTGAATAGATTGCCTGAACCCTTGTGAAGAAGACTGAAGTTTGTCTTCGCAGCACCAAAAATTCCAATCCTAACGTAAGCAATCCATCTTGGTTTTGTTCTTCCACGTCCTTCGCCAAATGCGAACAGGACACCAGAACCAATAAAGTTGGGAGTGAATACTTGCTTGGCAGTACCACTGATCGGGAACAGACCGAATGGATAATCTGTCTGATTGGTAAGAATTTGACCCCATTCAAGTCCACCAGTAGATGGAGTCTGTTCACCATCAGTTAGAATAGAACCGAAGTCTAGGAATGCACCAGAAATAGATCCAGATACAACTAGATCAATAATTCTGTCGTCTGCAAGACTTTGAATTGTTTGGGATGCAACCGATTGAAGACTGATCGATTCAATCGGGTGCTCTGAAACTGATCCAAAGTTTTCGTATGTAAAGAAGTCGATGCTGGAATTATTGTAATCCCAGACAACTGTTTCTTGTGTGGAAGAAACACTGAATAGAGTTCCTTCACCAACATAATCGTATGTCTGTTTAAAGGTGGTTGTGCTTAAGGAGAATAAGGTTCCAGAACCATTATAGTTTGGTCTGAACCTAACAAGTGCATCTCCACTAATAGCAAACAGCGTCTTCCGCTCATCACCTTGTGGTTGTATATCTTCAGGGAATGTTCTTGTAACTGCTTCTCCCAGGAAGCTATTACTGAATATAGATCCAGACCCATTGTAAGCACGTTGTCTTACCGTGCCAGCAGCGCCACGAAGGGTTGGTTGACCCTTCGTTTCATAACTGTATAAGAACGCTGCTGATGCCTCTCCAGACGCTCGCAGCGTACCCGAACCGATCCATGGAGCATCCAGTCTGTAAATAGATCCTCCGAACTCCCAGACGGTTCCAGAACCGACCCACGTCTTGATAACAGACCACTGGGAGAGTGATTGATAATGTAAGAATCCGAATGGTGTTATATCAGAAGAAACAGTGATCAGACCCCAGTCTGCTATTCCTACTGCTTCTATTTCTGTAAGTGAACCATAATCTACCATACTGATGGTTCCACCAGTTTCAGTCAGATTAATTATCTGATCATCTTGTATGGTTGAAAGGATTGTATTTTGGTAGTTTTCAAGAACCCAATAGTCTGCGGATACACTACCAAGATTTAGGTACTCGAATACGTTTGTTGTTCCTGGTACAAACGTCGTAATTGCTGTACGAGTACTAACAGTCTGATCTAAAGTAATGGAAAGAAATCCATAGTGATCAAATTGATCTACGCTAGACCATAATGTCTGGTAAATTCTAATTCTCTGATTACTTTTTCTTGCCTCTACCGGGACACTAATTGTCTTATTTCCGGGAGTCGTATAAGTAGTTTCTGCGTTGTCTAATAGTTTTCTAGATGCATCATTAAGAGAAAGACCAGTATCTAGGAATCTCATCCATAGATCTTCACCACCGTCTGGTGTCTCCCCGCCGTTCTGTCCGTCCCCCATTACTAAACGGAAAGTAATCTCCTCGACCCCAGTTAGGTCTAGATCATACTCAACTCGTCTGTTACTGTTACTAGATTGCCCAACACCAACTCCTGATCCAGTTTGGACGTGAGGACCTACATCAAATCCGCCAGTCCATGATACGCCAGTTCCAGATGGTACTAATGAACTACCATCATATGAAACATTATAACCGCTATTTAAATCTTCAGCAGTTAGAGTGACATTAGCAGTAGTATTAGTAAAGTAAAAAGATTGTTGTTCAGATTTATAGCTGTGAGAAATGTTTCCGAGAATTCCTCCTCGAAACAATACAGAACCTACACCAGCATATGAAAATGACATCTACGAACGCATACTACAATAAAAAAGGGGATCGCAAGCAATCCCCCTAATAGCATAATGTAGAACTCAATTTGAATATATCAGTCGAGGCTGACATTCAAGGTGACTTTGATTTGGTCACCAGCGTTTTGAATCGCGTATGGACCGTTCGTAAATCTTTCAGCGAAGAAGATTGCGCTGTAAAGAGTTAGTGCTCCAGTACCATCAAGTGCTTTGGTCGTTGTGAACTCATTGGCATCGATGACATTAAACACCGTGTATGTTCCAGCAGTGGTAGTTGTGTTAGCAGTACCCTGGTCAATATATACGGTATCTCCTTCTACCAAACCATGAGCAGTTGCAGTTACTTTACTAAAGTCAAACTCAACTTCGTCATTGTTGTTTGAAGGCTGGATGTTATCGATTAGTACATTGTTAAGATAAACATGTACAGTTCCATCAATATCTTCGGTGTCGTGATCGATACCAGTGATGATGGTTGCAGCGTCGATACCGTTAGGAGCACCGCCGATAACACCAGCAGTACCCGTCTGGGAAACTACCATACCGACAGTTAAATCTTCACCAACTTCTACTTTGAAATCTCCGTTGCCAGAAACCGCACCAGTATTTGATTTATCCAAATAAACTGTTGTGCCTGCAATACCAACAATTCTTGCGCCAGCAGCAATGCCAGTACCAGATACACGTTGATAAGGAGCAAGACCTGCAGTAGATCCAACAGTAACATCAAATGCTCCGGCAGTACCGGTTACAGTTGTTGTATTTGTTGAAGAGGCAAGAACGAAATAGTTATTGCCGATAGTACCACGGATACCAGTCTTACTGATAGTCGCACCAGCAGAAGCACTACCTGCATCTAATACGCCTTGAATCGAAACGGGCATATTATTAGCACGAACCAATTCGTAACCATACACATCACCAGCAGCGCCAGTAAATGTAAAGGTTTGCTCTGGGTAAGAAGCAGTCGTTCTACCTTGTCCAAAATCTAAATTTTGGTTTGAAAATGTTCCTGTATTCTTAACACTCAAGTTAAGATCCAATCCATCAATGTCAACAACATATGCACCAGTTCCAACGGAACCTCCTGTTACATAGTCGCCCTTCTTGATACCGGTGCTTGCAGCAACAGTAATTGTGTACTCACTGGTCGTTCCACTACCCTGTACAGCTACAGCAGCAGAAGAAAGAGTTTCAATCGTCCAACGATTTCCGTTAAGGAGAATACCATAGTTAGCGGTATAGTCCTGGTCCGTTCTATTATTAATGATAGCGGGATACCCAGTTACAGGTGCGCTGCCATAACCTAACGTATTGTTATTGGTGTAAGGCTCATAATATGCAGTCTGCGAAGGTGTATCGCTCTCGTTGGGAAATGTGTTTGTGCAAAACAACTTCAGAATTAAGTTTCTAGGAATCTCCTGATTGTAATTCAGTAGATTACGTAGAGAATCAATTTCACCGTTGTCGGTTACTAGCAGTGCCATGTAAACTCTCCGTGTTTATCTCTCGATTTATTGTTATTTATAATCACATACTATTTATAGTTTAAGCTTGAGCGAAACTACAAAACGAGTAATGTCTACGGCATGCTTCAACTCAAATTGAAAGATGTCGCCAGCATTTACAGTAGTGTCCCAGGTACTCAAATTATCATCTTTATTCTTTCTGCCTGAAGATTGATTTAATACCCCAATAGTGGGTAACTCAGTTCCACATATAGAAACGAAATTAGGAAAATCTTCAAAAGAACATTTTTGAATATCAACCTGAACATTGCCTACTGTGTCGGAAACAATAGTCCAAGACTCAATCTCTCCGGTGACATCAATAGTCATGTTACCCTTTACCCCAAGTGATAGAGGAAAGGTTCCGCTATCGATAACATAATTAAGAGTTCTGGTTAGGTCAGCAGTTGTAGCATATGCAATACCAAAGAATGCTGCACCGCCCACAGGAGGTGTGTTGAATACTATCTGATCATTTGATACTACGTAATCAACTCTGGGTTCTAGGATAACATTATTAATAGAAATGGCAATCTGCTCTTCATTTATCGGAGTGTATGACTCGCCATCTATAGTAATATTAAAGGTATCAGCAGTGCCGTCAAATTGAGATGCAATACTATCTATAAGTAGATTTGAGTATTGTATCGATTTTGATGGAATCTGATAGTTTACGTCAAGTTTATGCTGTGCTGGCAATTGCTTGCCAACATGATATGCATTAGAACCAACCCTGACGTTATACTGAGCCATTAGGAAACTCCAGGACTTACTTCTGCATTGCCCATAATTACTCTAGTCTTATATCCATTAGGATCGGTAAGAACAATGTCGTATACATATCTTCTTCTATCCAAAGCAGAAGTTTCTACGTCAGTTAATGCCAAAGAAATTTCTCCGGCAGTTCTATTAACAAATTCTAAAGTAAAGGGTACTGAAGTAGATGCTGAATAACTTTTCTTCATTGCAGCAGTACCAGTGTACCCAGACATGTTTAATGGGGTGCCATCTTTGTTCGTGATAAAGAAAGTAACGCCGTAGTCTGCTCCTTTATCAATCAGAATGTTGACTGGTATCGCTGCCATTTTCCTCTCGTTTATCTAATAGGTCTAATGTTTCTAACCCGCCCTCAAGTTTCAACTTATATTCTTTCAATTTGGCGAGTTCTTCCTCGCCTCTTTTGATTTTGAACTCGTAGTCTTTTAGTTGGGTTAAGAATTCCTCTCGCATTTTTGATGTGTCCATAACAATAATATATTATTAATTATATTTATCTAGGCATTAACGGTTATGGTTCCGTTCATAGAAGAATGATATTCACAATTATAATAATATGTTCCTACCGCTGCAGTAGTAGTATTCCATGTAATAGGAGCAGTTTCTGCACCATTAGTACCGGTTACGCCAGTATTATATGCATCACCAGTTCCAGTAGTTTGCGTTGTTTTAATCCAGAATGGATGACCAGAAGCATTAATTGTAAACTCTATAGTATCTCCTTGCTTTACATTGATTGATGGGTTTGCAGTATTACTAAAGGTAGCAACTCTGTCATTACCGGTAAATAGATACTGACCACTGGCGGCAGTAACAGTTATCGAGAAAGTAGCAGGTAGTGTAACTGGTATAGGTCTATAATAGTTATTAGTTCTAGGATACATTTGGGCGTTACTAAAAGAATGTGAAGGTCTTCTATGCCCTTTTAATGTTTCTTTATACCATCCATCTATAAGACCGCTTATATTTCTTGGATTGATTGCTCTTATTTCTTTTGATGTAGAAGTAGATCCACCATATAATGTATTTGCTCCACCATCACAAGTTCTATCATCAAACAACCCACCATTAATATTAAATGTTATGTCATTTTCATAGGAATTATTCTGTATAAATCCTAACACATCACTATTAGTAAACCTTTCTTTACCTGTGGCTAACAATGCAGCAATACCACAAACCTGTGGTGATGCCATACTAGTTCCACTGATTGGATATCTCCAATTATCACCACCATATTTGTTATCAGGATATCCAGCACCATTTAATCCTGATGCAGAATAAATGTTAGCAGGATTTGGCCAAGCACTTTGAATCATATCTCCAGGTGCCCAAACATCAATCAATGGTCCAAAATTAGAAAAGTCTGACTTTCTAAAATCAGATAGATTTGAAATAGAACCTACAGTAATACAACCTTTAGAATTAGATGGGGAAGATCCTCTATTATGAGAAATGGTATATGTTGAACCACCATTAAGATTGAATTTGACATAATTATTCCAATCAGCATATTCTGGTGCTGTTGGATCTACGTGTATACTATACTGATCATTATTACCAGCAGCTGCAATACAAACTACACCATCTTCAATAGCATCTTCCATGTCATATCTTGACCCAGTGCTATCATTATTATATCTGAATTGGGTTGAACCTACACCAAAATCTTTATGGATTCCATCCATTGTCCATCCACTAGGACCGGGATTGCCATTTGTGTATGTAACACCACGAACTCTAATTTCATTTATATCATTTATGTTTAATGCTCTTTCAAAAAGTGAATATATGTTGTAACTAGCTCCCCAACTATGATTTGTAACCGTAGGATTTTTTTTACCTGTTAAAGGATTTATTGGTTTGTGTCGGTGGAATGCTCTCAAATAATCAAATACTAATCTAGATGACAGAGAAGTTCCGAAACCACTGCCAAGGTTTACGTGTAAACTATAAATGTTTGCTTCTCTTGCCCATCCATACCATTGTCCTGCTATTGTTCCAGCAACGTGTGTGCCATGAAATGTTGTGTTAGCAGAATTGGGATGATATGGATATGATCCTGAAGGAAGTGATAGTCCATCATCATCTATACTACTGACATAACCATTTAACTCGCCAAACCAATCATATTGAACAAACCTACTTTGTCCCGTAGAAGGACTAATCCATTCAGCACAATCGAATGAAACTGGTTGATCAACAATAACTACATCAACGTGTTTTCCATCTGCATAAATTTCAACATTATCAGTAACATTTGCAGTACCGTCATGTCCCCACGTTCCCTTTCTTCTTTCAGCATTGCTCCCGGAAGAATGTAATTGTCCCCACTGTCTTTCATTATCACCATGCTGATTTGTAAAATCTGATTTCTCAAAATCCCCACCAAATCCATATGGAGTATTATTAACTTCATCATAAAACGGTGTGATTTCTTTTATGGGATCATCATCTTCATTAATTTCAACCGCAGCAACCCTAGAATCACCTCGTATATCTTCTGCTTGAGTACTATTCATGTAGTACTCGGTATTTCTACTAATAGGGCGTTTCATATGGAGTTGATATCCATCTGATTCCATATCAGAATAAAAACTTTCTAAATCAGATTTATTTTCAAGCGTGACAACATATACTTTACTATCAGAATGATCGTATAGTCCCATGTTACACCTCTAATTGAACATAAGTTAAGGTTACATCAATCGCTGCTGCACTACCACTTTTATTAACTACTTTTGCATATATGTTGGTAGATGGTGTTGAGTCATTATTCCACCCAATAGTACCGGGAGTAATGATTTGTGTAGCACCATCAGATGTAATAATTTCTGCAAGTACACCTGAACCGGGAAGTGGATCTGTTGTTATAGTTCTACTAGCATCGGCAGTTCTACTAGCGGTATCGGTATAAAGAGTTACCCACGCTGCATGTGATGTTTGTATTTTTAATAAACTAAATGATTTTGCTGCAGCAATTGTTATATCTGCAGATACACCATCAGCGATTGTTGTTGTGGTTTGAGTAGCCGTTCCTCGACCAGCACCACCACCAGCAGTAGCATCTATAGTGTTAGTGGCATCATTGTATGAAAAACTAATTCCGGAGTGCGATCCGTTAGTAAATAATTCGCTAGCTGCATCTTGAGCATTTTCATCTGTATACGACGATCCGCCACCGCCGCCGCCACCAGAACCACTACCGGTTGATTGCCAACTAGATCCATTCCAGGACCAAGTTAAACCATTATCGGTATGTGTGAATGAACCATCTGTTGCTTGACCAGCAGTATCTGGGAATAGAATTGCCATTTTAAGATATCTCCGTATAGTTATTTATTTTTAATATGATTCTTCTATACTTAATTGACTAGTAGCAACAGTTCCTGTTGTTCTAGAACCAGCAATATCTAATTCTAATTTAAGTTTATAAGTAACGGTAACTCCGGTTGTTTGTCCGTGAGCATCTACAAAATTAAACGCCATTGGACTGTCAGGAGAACCATCTGTCCAGACCTTACATAATTCTGTGGTAGATCCACTAACATCTCTTTCCAGGATTACATATCCTTCAGCAACTGCAGTTCCAGTAAGATGTCCCAGAAGAACACTGATTTTAATTTTTGCTAAAGATGTTACATCTAAATTTGCTGAAAATGTACCATTAGTATCGGCAAAATAATTACCGGTAGAAGCAGTAACAGCGCCAGTATTAGTCCTGATATCTGTTGCTGGTATTAATGCTGCTAATGGGGGTGATGCATCTACCCAAGAAGAGGGATTAGCACCGTTATCATAGTAGACTTTTAATCTACCTGAATCACTCTCCCACCACAAATCTCCACCACTCGCACCACCAGGAGCGTTGTCAGAAACTGTTACACTAGCGCCACTACCAGAACCCCAAACCAGTTGACCATTTCCGTCAGTTTGTAATGATTGTCCTGGTGTTCCATCAGCAGTAACAAATTTTAAAGCACCATTAATCTTTCCATCTTTATCAACATAGAAATTATTAGTGCCGGAAGTTTTTAAGTATAAACCACCACCACCAGAAGAATGGTTAATTATTAATTCGCCAGTTTTGCCAAAATTAATACCATAGTCATTTGAAAGACCATTAGAAAAAGTTCCTACAGAAACATCATTTGTAAAAAGAACTTTGCCAGCGGTAATACCTAAATTATCTGATGCTAGTTTAGAAGTAATGGTATTTACTTTTATCGAACCAACAGTAATATCATGCGTTGTTATACCCCCACGACCAGTTACTGAATCTAAAGTATCGGATTCTGAATATGTGGTTAGATAGTTTTGTGCATGGTGATCGCCCCATCCATATGCAGTATCCCATTCCGTATTATTGTAATTGGTGGGAGTTAGTGTTTTAGTAGTCTGCCCTAGAGTAAGAGTAATAGAATCTTGGGGACCAAGATTGGTGATATTTAATCCATTAACAAAAGACAGATTTACTCGTGCATCAATAGCGGCATTTACTCTACTATCTGTATAATATAAATTTGTTCCTTCTAAAATAGAAGATGTGGAAAACTCATTGAATGCGAGATCAATTGATAACGATCCATTGGCATCATCATAAGTAACCGCAGTTCCAACTCCGCCTTGCACCAAGGCAGCAATTCTGTCATCAACTTTTTCATCGAAGGTGACATCAATATCATTAACATCAGAAGCAAGATTATTAATTTCTTGCCTTTGCTGATCAATAGTATATGTAATTGGTACGTTTCTTAATGGCATGATACCAGACTATTCCTCTATTTTAGTATTTAGTATGATCAAGCAGCACGATACGTGATACTGAATGCATAGTATGCTCCATCTCCCGTAGGTAAAGCTTCGGATGTGGCATTATCTCTAACCGCTTCAAACATTAGGTTAGTAGTTCCTACATCAACCATACAAATAACATACTTATGATTAGCTGCCATTGGAGCATTATAAAGTCTTACTGCACCTACGGCGAACCCAGCGCCATCCCCCGAATTGTATGAAGAATATGGTAAGTTGTTAATAACCAATGCACTATTAGTATTACTACTATCAACTTGAATCTGACCCATTACAGTTATAAGATTACCAATTCTTGTCCATTGTAATTTATCACTACCAGTAATCAAAGTAATACCGTTATCGCAAGTTGCGTCAAATTCACCATCTAGATAAGTTTTTAGTACTCCATTTGTAGCACCTGATGGTACATTACCTGATGCTATACCAAGTTTGAGTCCACCAGCTGCCCCAAAACCAATTTCATCAAATAAGCAAATTGGCGACTGGAAAACTGTCGTAGAAGCAGCGTCTGTTGAACCAATATACATTATTGATCCAGGAGTGACTGGCTCAATTTTTTGTGTTGTTAACTTTTTCGTATCATCATTAAGAGAAAGATCGCCAAAAATCACAGAGTTGCCGTCGTCATCAATAGTGACAATTTCTGAACTGTTATCAGATTTGCGAAGTTGAAGTCCGTTAGTGCCACCATAGAAGTATGATCTTGTTGCATCAACTTGTAATACGTTATGTCCAGCGCCAGTTATATAAGTATTTGCGTTAGGGAGGTCGATGTTATTACCAAATGAGCCCGATCCATTAGAGGTGATGCTATCCGCAGTGATGCTGCCGTCTGAACCTTTTAAAACTATGGTAGTACCACTGACATTTTTAAGGAGTAACCTAGTATCAGAAGTTCCAGATCTATACAAACCACCAATATTTGTATTGCCGTTTTTAACTTCAAAGGCGTAAGTATTGTTTGCAGTTGTGCTTGTTACTGTACCAGATGCAACAACGTTGCCATCAACATCAAAGTTGCCATCAATATCAACGTTGCCATCAATATCAACGTCGCCATCAATATCAACACTGTCAGTGATATCTAAAGTTGGGTTTGCAGCACCTTGATAATAGAATCTAGTTCCACCAAAAGGACTAAAGATTACTTGATCTTCGTATTGAGTGTTTACAGTATCAAACCATCTGACATGGAAACCGTTTTCACTCTCTAACCTTAATTCTGAAGATGCGTTATCGTAGTAGAGATCAGCATCTTCGTTAGTACCAAAGTAAATAGGTCTGCCATCTTTCATATGTAAAGAGGTTGCCTCTACATCTTCAAACAGTGCGTTACCTGTATTGAATATCGAGAAAGTAGGAGTACTTGCATTGCTTAAAATAGAATCGCATTTGACCATTCCTGCAAATGTGGCATTACCAGGAGCATCGATTTCTGATGTGATTCCAAGAGTTCCAGTCTGTCTACCTTTCCAGACAGCACTTCCGCCGCTATTAGAAATAAAAATGCTTCCACCACTTTGGATAGTTACTCCATCATTAGTTGATGTCTCGCTAATACCACCGCCAGGAAAATAAGCAATGGGATACGTACTAAAACCGTATGGAACATACATCGACCCACCAAAGATAGCTTCAGTAACCATCTGACCAGGAGTTATCTGATCTGCAGTTTTTAATATTAATCCACCTGTTGTGGAATGTATCTCCTGATTAAAACTAGCATCGCTAGTAAATATTACATCACCAGTAAACGTTTTATCCCCACCAAATGTCTGTACGCCGGTAACAGCGGTATCCAAGTCTACTGCTATTTCATTAACCTCTTGACGCTGCTCTTCTAGCGTAAAACTCTTTGGTACGTTTCTTAATGTCATTTGATTAACTGCTTAAGGAGGGACTTGATTTCGGACATTTCTTCCTTCAAAGTATTTAGTTCCGAGACTACATTTTTAAATTCGTTGGAAAAAGATTTACGTGTATTTTTAGGGGCAGTTGAAACAATTGCCCCAGTAGTTACATCTCTGACAAATCCATCCTGACCTTCAACTTTGATATAACGTTGCATATCAGAATGAAGCTACTGCTCGTAGATCCTGGATCTTGGGAATATATGCAGGGTCGTCTGTCTTCATAACAATCTTAATAGCAAAGGAAGAGAATTCTGTTAAGTCTTCTTCACTATATCTCAATTCTTGATAAGAAGATTGCTTCTCAAATTGACCGGAGATACTATTTTCTGCCGTAGCAATGTTACTAGATTGGTCGGAATCTCCAGTACCATTAAAATATTCCCAGTTAATATCATCAAAGTTTTGCTGTGATGCTGCAGGTTTAATCTTGTAGAATACTTTAATATTTTCTACATCTTGTACATTTAATGTTAAGTAAACATTAATAGAAGATGCTGGATTATTAATAAAGATTTCTTTAGTGACATATTTTGAAGCACCAGAAGTATTTACAGAACCATTTTCTGCAACGTAGTCAATTCCTTGACTAAATGACATGTCACTAACTTCTGCAAATTTAGTGGTTTCAAAAGATGATCCGTCGAAGTCAAGTAAATCACCTACCCGGAAGATATCAGTAACTTGATCTGATGTCTGACTTTGCCTTGCATAATCACTACCTAAAGTAATTTCATTTGTGAAGTTATTATTAATGGGTTGCTTATCATTTTCTAAAGTTAAAATTTTAGTTTTAGAATCCCATGAAATTATCTTGCCACTAATTTTATTTTCATATTTTTCACTTCTGATAGATGGGTTAATAGCATTTACAGTTGCTCCAACAACAAAAGTAGGTACTTGTTCAAAAACACCAGCATTAGAAACAGTCACGTTAAAGGTTTCATAATCTCCACCGCTAGCAGATTGGGTACTGAAGAATAACTCTTCTCCCACTGTAAACTGCAGTGAGTTTTTAATTTTAACATAAACATCATTATTAATAATCCTCAAGACTTCAGATTCTGCTCCGGACGTTTGTCCAGTAACATTTTGTCCGAGAGTCACCGCAATATCATCACCACCAACACCATCATTATTACCAGAAACTTCAAATTTGTATATTGGATATACTTTAATAACTTGATACTTTTTACCAAATCTATCTTCTGAACCTGTGGCATTGTCTATACGGTTAGATATAGTTTTTACCGAGGCAGAGCGTAAATCGATAACAGGAGAAAGATGAGAAGATTCTGAAGAAAGATTAATCTTATATTGTAAAGAATGTCCAGTACCATTTACAACTTCATTAATACTTGAAGCAATCATTTTCTGGTTTAAGAAATATTGCTCCTCATTTAAGAAAGTGGTCTCCATAGGAGTCACATCATATGAAGCATACGTTGACGTAGAAGAATCTACTGGAATTACATTGGTAGTCTTGACAAAACTATCAATCTTTGTACTTGATAACTGCAAATATGGAATTTGTGCATACAACTTCTCATACTTTCTATTATAAGAAGCAAGAATACTATTTCCTCCTCCTAATCCAGTAGCAGCTGCTCTGGACGGTCCAACAATAGTGTAAGTATCAATACCAGAATTGGCAACAGTATATAAGGATGATTCAATATCAATTTCGTTATATCCAGCAAAGTCATCTACACCACGGAAGAATACTTTGGAATTACCCAAACCTTCAAATCCATGATCTCTATGATAAACCTTAACAATATTGCTGTTGTTTTTAAACAATGCAGATGTTGCTGTACTGTTAGCTAACGCATAAGTTTCAAATGCATCTGATTCTAATTTCTCGAATCCGATCTCAGCGTTAGTAATATTTAATTCTGCAACTCTAGAGATATCAAATTCTGCTCTATGAATACTGAACTTAATGTCTTCAAATAAATCTTCACTCCAGTTATCAGTGTTTTGTGACTTGAATACAGATCCAAGCAGAGGTTGAGCATTCACAACTAAACCAGAAGAAATATCAGTCTCTCCTAATCGTGAAGCCCAGATTTCATATTCGGTATCATCACACTCAATATTGATTGCGTATTCGGTATCATTCTGTAAGTATACCGGATAATCAAAATTGAATCTTGTAGGCGTTGTAGATCTAACAGAATCGCCTGTATCAGAAGCAATACCCATTCTTACTGCAGGTTCATCTATAATAAGTTTAGACTCGATCACAGCACCTGTGGCACCGTTTCCTGAACCTCTAACTACAATCGAAGGTGGTTCTGTATATCCTCTACCACCCAAAGCAATTTCTGCATAGTAAACCTGACCGTTAGAAACTTTTACAGAACCTGTAGCAGTACTTCCACCAGGAAGTTGAGGACTTTCTACGGTGATAGTAGCACCTTCGTATCCAGAACCTAAAGTAGTAACATCAAGAGAACCAACTTTGCCGGAGTCTTTTGCGATCTTCAATCCAATAGTAGCATTATTAGAATTATTGAATTGAGTAACTGAAGTAAGAACTAAATCTTCATTAGCAAAGAATGAACTACCGTTGTGGTTGCTTAATACAAAAGTATATACTTGCTCATTAGTAATATCAATTTCACCATTACTTGATGCTACCACCTCAAAATTATTCTTATCTAATACTTTTGCGATAGGACCAGAAGCAAGAGATCTTGCACCAGTTACATACTCTCCAATATTAATGGTGATATTACCAGAAGAGAATACCTTGATTAAAGTATCAGGATATAAAGTAACTTGTGACCCAGGTAGAATATACTTACTTGGTTTCTCACTCTCGATATTAGTCAGATAGACTCTCAAAGGAATAGTAGAACTTTTCTTGGAGAAAAATAGATCTACTGCAGTAGCAAACATACCACCCTCAAAGTTCTCTACTCTGAAAGTTTGTGCAAGAGGATTCGGTCTAGCTTTGTTTTCAGTGTTACTATCAATTGTCTGAACGCCTTCATTTGCTTTGAAGATAGCAGGTGCAGTGGAGATAATAGAAGCAGGATTCTCTGGAAGAATGCCGGTTGCATAGAACTTAACTTCTGCATAACTATCTACAGAATCTTTATCACTATCAGTTGAACTAGTTGTAAATCTAATATTCTTGGCACCAGTAGAGAAGTACAGTTCTTCTGTTGTGGTATCATACTGCATAGTGTTGATATCACCTGTCCATGATGTATTCATTTGTGGTGCAAGACCTGCAGGTATTAAAATAATTCCGCTGGCATTGCCATATTCGTCAGTAGTTAAAGAAGTATTAAATGTAGTTAAAGAGTTTCCTGCAACCCCAGTAAACCTAGAGTCTGGATTAACCCAACGCCCAATAGATTTTTTGTCCATGAAGACATACAATTGTGTCTTCGGCTTCAATCTCTTAACAACAAACTTGACTGGGATAGATCTTGCAAAAAATCTCAACGAGTTAGCAACGTTAGTTCCGTTAATTGTTTTATAACCCACCCCTTTAGCAATTTCATTATTTTGAGGACTTACATTAGAAGAACTCGAAACACTAGCAGAGTTTACTGTTGAATTAGAAATATCGCTATTGCTTTCACCAAAACTGTTAATATTATAGAAAGTCTTGTTAACACCAACCCAGTTAATAATAAAGGAATTGTAAATGCTAGCAAAAGCAGATCTAACATCTGACTTGCCGAGGAAAATAGAAAATAGGTTAGTATTATTTTCGGTTACTAAAGGAGCAACAGTGGTGTTATACCATTGATCGATATTAGGAATTAACGACGCATCACCTACGTATTGGAGAATAACGAATGGGTTGGGATTAATAGTTTTAGTTGCGAATGTATTAGACGCATAAGAAACATTACTATAAGGCAATGTAATTACATCATTAGAATTTTTATATCCTGATAATGATCTTTGATCTTCGCGACTATTAATTTCTACAAGAGTAAAACTATCTTCTTTAGACTGTGGACGCAAAACAGATTGCTGTGGATCAACAGAACAAAGATAGTCTAAAGACTTAACATTGCCAACCTGATGTGTTTCAAAGTTGTCAACTACAAAACCACTTTTTGTTTTGTCAATACCCAAGACATCTTTTACTTGCATGTTGAGTGCTTGCTGCTCAAGAATGCTTAATGTAGTATAATACTCTAAACGTTCAATACGCTTTTCCAATTTACCAATATCCTTCATCGTATATCTACGATTATCTACAGGAATAATTCTTACATCTTTACTTGATTTGGTAAATGCTGGGACATAAACATAATAAAGAGGAATACCATCTTCAATAATTTCTGGTTTTGATGGGTTCAATGAAGAGTTGCCTGTCTTAACTAGAAACTCTCCTTTTTTGTTTAAGAATATACCATCAATTCTGTCTAGATATTGAGACTCACTAAACTTCATCGTGTATGGAAGCAGTCTGCTAGATGAAGGAGTACTTGAAACAGAACCACCATCACCAATAAAACTGATATAATCTGCTTGTGATAGTAATGAAGTATCTTGGAAACCAGTAATAATTGTATTGGAATCAACTTTAGGTCTAAAGTCAATAACATTCTTAAGATTTACAATACCATATACAGTACTATTGAACGAAGGGATTTTATCTGCAGTTACACCCGCTTCATGTACATAAGAATCAACGGTACAAAAATCTCCTTGAGAATGCTGGAAATAATCAAAGGCAACAACTAGTTGACCTGAAGGAGTAGAGAATCCAGGTTTCAATACAATTCTAGAAATATCATAGAATGTTTCTCTTTGACCATCGTCAAAAGTAAAGTGGTTTGTGATATCTGTACCAACAACTAAATTACCATTTACATCAACTGTTGGTGGTGAAGATGCAGAACCTTCGTAGATATACTTAATAGCATAAACATCAGAATAACTAAATGACTCGGTGCTCTCATCGTCATAGTTAATTCCTCTCAAAGGAATAACTCTGTCACCAGATGTTCTGATAACAATTCTTCTATTTGGAATAGATGTTTTTAACTTTGGTCTGCCTTTTGAAATTTCAATTGTAGCAGTTAGTTTTAATTTGGGGAAGTTAGAAACATTTGATCCAAAATAATTACTCGGGAATCCAATAGTAATACTACCAGATGATAGTCCAGAAGTCGCATCAGTAGTATTTAAAATATTTACATACTCTGGTCTCAAGAAAACAATATCACCAGTTTCTACTTTATCAGAATCGCCTTTATCTAAAACCGTAACAACAAAATCTTTTTCATTGAACTCAACAAATCTTTGAGTACCGAAATCTAATTGTGCTGCAAATGTAACAGTACCACCACTACTAGATCCTGTAGTTACAAAATCTCTTCTTGTGTAATATTTGATTTTGGTATCTTCTGTAGTATTAATTAAACTACTTACTTCTTTA